AGATGCCGTGGCAGTCTGATGGTGGTTCCGCTTACCCCACCAGAAAGGCACTCACCATGCGTTTTCTCGCCCTGCTCCTGCTCCTCACGCTTTCGTCCGCCGCCGTGGCCGACACGAACGTCTACGCTCGCAAGGTCTTGATCAACTCTGCCCAAGATCACGCCCAGGTGCTCGCCCGACGTGGCACGCTGGTCCACAGTCACTGCGGCCAGACAGAAGGGATCGGAATGGGACCGACCGCAGAGTCGGCCAGACGCAACTGCTGCTACTTCGGCAAGCGGCAGATCGTTGAGGAAGGCGTCGCCTACTCGCCAGCCACTCGCAAATGGTTCGCCGTAATTCGCTACCGGTGACCCTTGCCGCCCGGCGGCAAGGCATCGCACTGATAAAGCGACCAGCCAGCCCCGCCGGGCGGCATTCTGTTTTCGGTTGATTGCTTGTGACGCAATAAACGAGAAATACCATGCCGCACGCGTTCATTCGTTTCCGACTGCCAGAAGAGCAGTCGGAGTTTGAAACTGCCATCCAGGGCGGCCGCGCGAGGTCCGCGCTGTGGGACATCGATCAGGCGTGCCGGTCACTGCTCAAGCACGGCGAGCCGACGCCAGACGAGCGGGCTCTTGCAGAGCGCATCCGAGCCATGATTCCGGCTGAGTTGCTTGAAGGTTAGCACGTGAACAATGGTACACTCAGTGATAGCGGGTGGTTCCGCTTACCAGAGGTGCCAATGGCCGCAGCCGACGACATTCTCGCCGCTCTCGCCGCAAATATCGCGCAGCCGCAGCGTGCACGCACAGACGCTGGCGAGGTTGAACAGCATCAGCTTGACAAGCAAGTCATCGCAGCCAGGTTCGCGATGCAAATGGCTGCCGTGAGCCGTTCGCCGTTCAGGGCACTGCGGTTTGCCCAGGTCATGAGCCCAAACGCCAACGGCAACGCCGATCCGGCGACCGCAGCAGCGATCTATCCACCGCCAGGTGTGGATGGCCTCCCGGGGTATCCGTCGCCGTGAGCATTTTCGGCTGGTTCTCAGGCGCGAAGAAAACCTCACCTGAACCGGTGAAGGCCCGGTACGACGCCGCACAGACCACGCCGCTCAATCAGCGGCACTGGGCGCAGTCAGACTGGCTGTCGGCCGACGCGGCACTTCACCCCGGCATCCGCCGCACGCTCCGCGTCCGCAGCCGCTACGAGGCCGCCAACAACTCCTACCTGGCCGGAATGCTATCCACGCTGGCAAGCGACATGATCGGCACCGGCCCGCGTCTGCAGCTTGACATCAAAGATGCCGACGACGACAAGCTGAAGCAAGTTGAGCGTGCCGTCGAAGACTGGATGAACGCGATCGACCTCCCCGGCAAGCTGCGGATCATGCGGCGTGCTCGAGCGACCGACGGCGAAGCGTTTGCCGTCATGCAGACCAACCAGATGCTTGACGGCGTGCAGCTGGACATCAAGCTCATTGAGGCGGACCAGGTCGCCAACCCGACCTGGATCCTTGAGCTCGGTGCCATTGACGGTCTGCGTCTCGACGACGCCGGCAACGTGGTCGAGTGGCACGTCATGCGGCATCACCCAGGATCGCTTACGTGGGCCAGCAACCTTGGCGACTGGGTGCCGGCCGATCGCGTTCTTCACTGGGCTCACAAGGTTCGCCCCGGTCAGCACCGCGGCGTCGGCGAGGTCGTGCCGGCCCTTGAGCTCTTTGCCATGCTGCGGCGTTACACGCTGGCCACCGTGACGGCGGCAGAGACGGCCGCGGACTTTGCGGCGCTGATTCACACGAACACCCCAGGAGCTGACGGCGGCGGGGCTGAAATGCCAGCGTGGGAGACCATGCCGATCGTCCGCGGCACGATCATGTCGTTGCCCGACCAGTGGGATGCCACGCAGCTGAAACCTGAGCACCCAACGACGACTTACGGCGAGTTTGAGAAGCGACTGATCAATCAGATCGCAAGGGCTCTTGATATGCCGTACATCGTGGCCGCGATGGACAGTAGCGCCGCAAGTTACTCAAGCATGCGTGGCGACTATCTCGTCTACCGCAAGGCGATCGCGACCCTGCGGGCGGACCTTGAGCGGCACGTTCTTGACCGTCTGCTCGGTGCGTGGCTCGACGAGGCGGCGCTGGTGCCCAAGCTCATCCCAAATGGACTCCCGCCGGTTAGCCAGTGGACCTGGTCGTGGACGTGGGACGGGTTTGAGCACGTCGACCCGTCGAAGGAAGCGAATGCGATGGAGACCGCCCTGCGGACCCATACCACAACGCTTGCCGCGGAATACCAGAAGAAGGGCAAGGACTGGCGGCAAGAACTGAACCAACGGGCACAAGAAATTGCCGTCATGAAGGAACTCGGGTTGTTCGTCGACCTTGAACCCGAAGTGAATTACGGCGGTCAGATGGATCCAAACCAAGAGGCGTGACATTGACTAATCGGAGGACTGCCAAGTGTGGGACTTCGAGGATGTGTTTGACGACGAATCCGACGAAATGGCGCTGATGGAGTTCCTATGAGCAGCAAAAAGACCAAGCACGAGAAGTTCATCAAGGCGTCGCAGCCGCAGCACATGCAGCTTTCGCTGGCGGCCGACTTCACCGTGACTGCCGCGGCCGAGGAAGCCACGCAACCGTCGTTCCGGCTGGTGGCCTACACCGGCGCGCCAATTCGTCAGGCGTGGAGCCGCAACGCCCTGGTCCTCGACCTCGCCGGGATGGATCTCTCAAACCAGTCGATCCCGATCCTGTTTGGCCATGAGGCGTCGCTTGAAAACGTGATCGGCCAAGCCACCAGCGTGTCGAGCGACGGTTCAACGCTGATTGTCGAGGGAATGATCCTCGGCGTGAGCCAGACCACGCAGCAGGTGCTCGAGCTCGCCCGCCGCGGCATGAAGTTCCAGGCCAGCGTCGGAGCAGACGTGGGCCGTATCGAAAACATTCAGGCCGGCGAACGCGTCGCGGTGAACAACCGCGACTTCGCCGGGCCTGTCTCAATCGTTCGGGGTTCCGCACTTCGCGAGACTTCGATTGTTCTGATGGGTGCGGACGGCCGCACCAGTGCTGCAATCGCCGCTGAAGCGGCTTACGAGGAGGTTTCTATGGCGGATCACGCCAACCAGACGCCCGACGAGACGAAGGTCTCGGCGGAAGCCCCGGCGAGCGTCGCCGTGGAGCCCAAGATCGAAGCCGCGGCCAATCCCGCGCCCCAGGAGAACGTGAACATGATCGAGGAACTCAAGGCGGCCGTGAAGGCCGACCTGCTCGCCGAGCTCCGGAGCTTCCGTGCCCCGACCCCGGCGATCCACGTGGCCGAGCCCGTGGACTCCCAGAAGGTCGTGGAGGCGGCCCTGTGCAAGCAGGCTGGTCTGCCGCACATCGACAAGAGCTTCGATGCTCGCACGCTCGAGGCCGCCGACAAGGTGAGCCGCGACGTGTCGATCTCGCAGGTGCTGCTGAAGGCCGCCAAGGCCAACGGCTACACCGGCGGAGAAAGGATCACGCAGTCGAGCGTGATGCCGATGCTGCAGGCGAGTTTCGCCACGCATGACATCAGCAACCTGCTGGCCGCCCTGGTCAACAAGTTCCTGCTCTCCGGTTTCATGGCGGTCGAACGGTCTTGGGATAACATCGCGGCGATTCGCAGCGTGAGCGATTTCAAGGCCATCAACTTGATGAGGTTGAACGGGTCGCTGAAATTCCAGCCCGTGGGCAACGCCGGCGAGCTCAAAGTCGCTGCCGTCAACGACTACAAGCGTTCCGTGAACGCTTCGACGTGGGGCATTTCTACGCAGCTGACTCGGGCCGATGTCATCAACGATGATTTAAATGCCCTGTCGATGGTTCCGCAGCGAATGGGCCGCGGTGCCGCTTTGGCGATGAATGACTCGATCTGGTCGAACTTCCAGACCGACAACGCGACCTATTTCCAGGCGGCTTCCGCCGCGGCTGGTAACGCGCTGTCCTACTCGTCGCTGGAATCGGCCGTCACGGCCTATCGTCGGCTCAACGATCCGGACGGCAACCCGCTGGCCATCGCGCCGCGGATCCTGCTCGTGCCGCCGGAGCTCGAGCCGAAGGCCGTGCAGCTGATGACGCAGTCGGCTCTCATCGTCGGCTCGCTGGGCAGCACGTCCAGCAAGTCGGTCGAGCCGTCGGCAAACGCGTTTGCGGGTCGGTATCGGATCGTCACCAGCAACTACCTGACGTCGTCTTCGACGTGGTGGTTGATGGCCGATGCTGCCGACCTCGCGGCGCTCGACATCGTGTTCTTGAACGGTCAGCAAGTTCCGACGATCGAGCAGGTGCAGGTCGATTACCAGCTGCTTGGTGTGGGTCTCCGCGGGTTCATGGATTTTGGAGTTGTGAAGGCCGAGCCGCTTTCCTGCCTCCGCATGGCCACGGCCTGACCGTTGACGTGACAACTGTGCCCGCCGGCCGGTGCGCCCAAGCCCGGCCGGCGGGATGATCTTCAACAAACATTCCTCGTTTTTAGAAAGTGGGTGATCAAGATGGGTGCTTACTATCAGGACGGTGATCTGATCGACCACACGCCGACCGGCGCTGTGGCGGCTGGCGACGTGGTGCAGATTGGCAAGCTGGTGAGTGTTGCCCCGCGTCCGATCGCGGCGAACACTCTCGGCGCGGTTGCGATTGAGGGCGTGTTTTATTTGCCCAAGCCGACCGGCGCGGGCACGGATTACGCGGCTGGCAGCAAGGTTTACTGGTACAGCGGTGCCGCCGTGACCGGCGTGACC